AGCATCACCATACCCTGGGGACTGTTCTGTGGATCTACGACGGGATACATACGCTCCACGTAATTCTTATAATTGTCGCCACTACCGCCTTCATTGGCGTCATCCTTGTTGTCCACACACGAGGTCAGTGTGAAGCCGCCTACCAGCATCGTGGTTAGCAGAAGCCAAAATGTTCTGTACTGTTGCATAGCTAAGAATAGTTTATAGGCGCAAAGATACGGAAAATAGCTGAACTATCAGACAATTTTTGGAGAATTAACGCAATTCGCTCTTAAATAAAGGCATTTGGAGGAAAATTGAGGAATTTCAAAAACGGGCTATATGCAAATCACGGAGAATTGCGGAACTAATTAGGTTGCTTATCCGTAACCCAGATTGGACCATCTTAGAAAGTTAAACTTTCTTAACGACCTGTGCAAATCGTGACATATCGCGGCAGTTCAAACCGCATTAACACTTCTCGTCCCAACTTCCGAAATTTGACGTGATTTGCGTAGTAATTTATTCCCAGAAAGATTGTACTTTTGCAGCCCGAATTTTAAAACAGAGAAAGAAGAATGAGTAGAAGCACTTTTGCAGTCTTGTTCTACGCGAACAGGAGCAAGGAGAAAAACGGTATCGTTCCCATCATGGGACGTGTCACAATCAACGGAACGCAGTCGCAGTTCAGTTGCAAGCGGAGCATTCCACTATCGTTGTGGGACGCTAAGGGCAACTGTGCCAAAGGACGAAGCAGGGAGGCACTTGACCTTAACCGCGACCTCGACAATATCAAGGCACAAATCATCAAGCACCACCAGCACCTTTCTGACCGTGAGGCATTCGTCACGGCTGAGATGGTACGCAACGCCTATCAGGGCTTGGGTACAGAGTATGCGACACTGCTCGGCGCCTTCGACAAGGACAATGCCGACTTCCTGAAGAGAGTAGGCAAAGACCGCTCCATGAACTCCTATAAGGTAATGGTACGCTCCCGCAATCATACGGCAGCATTCATCAAGTGGCGTTATCGTCGCACGGACATGTCGATGCAGGAACTTACGCCCGACTTCATCAAGGACTTTGCCGCCTATCTCAGCACACAGAAAGGACTGCACAACACATCCATATGGATGATGTGTATGTGGTTGAAAGGCGTTGTGATGAGGGCGCATCTGAACGGCAAGATACCCCGCAATCCGTTTGCGCAGTTCCATGTCAGCCCCAACTGCAAGGAAAGGGAGTATCTGACGGAGGACGAACTGAAGGCTGTGATGACGCACAGATTCGACGATGCCAACCTCGCCTTTGTGCGTGACCTCTTCGTGTTTGCCTCGTTCACGGCTCTTTCCTTCGTGGATGTCAAGGAACTGACAACTGACGAGATCGTAGATGTGAACGGTGACAAGTGGATACTGGCTAAGCGGCACAAGACCAGCGTACCCTTCCAAGTAAAACTAATGGATATACCCTTGCAGATAATCGACCGCTACAAGCATCTGCGGGAAGACAAACTGGTATTCGGCAAGTTGAACTACTGGAGCGTATGCAAGAGACTGAAGACGGTGATGAAGGAATGCGGGATTGAGAAAACGATCTCATTCCACTGCGGTCGTCATGGGTACGCAACCCTAGCTTTATCGAAGGGTATGCCGATAGAGAGCGTAAGCCGTGTATTAGGACACACAAACATTGTCACGACACACTCAGAGGCGCAGCACATATCCACGCATGAGTATTATCGCAGCCTCATAGCACAGGGCGAGGACTTGCAGGCGAACATCACTCAACTATTGGCAAAGGAAGCAGAGGCAAGAGAGGTGATAGCCGAGGCAGAACAGGCAAAGAAAGACCTTGCCCGTATAAAGGCAGAGGCTAAGACCGAGGAACTGAAGAATTCCGCCACGAAGACTGCCACCACCGCACTCAACGGTCTTAATTCTCTTCTTGGCGGTAATAAGGTGAACCGACTGGAGAAAGAGAATGCCCAACTACATCAAGAAGTGGACGAGTTGAGCGAGCGTATTGAAAGACTTCAAACTGATATACAGAAGTTGAAGGACAACCACGCAAGGGAAAAGAACAGAACCGAAGAACAGCACCAACAGGAGGTAAGCAACCTGAAACGCATCTTAGACAAGGCTTATAAGTGGTTCCAGAGTTTCAAACGTTTCCTCAACATGGAGCGTGAGTGTCTGGCATGTGGTTTCAACGAGGAACAGACAAACAAACTGCTATATGGGCAGTGCATCAATTATAGCGGGTGGCTTCACTCCAATGAGTACAGGCGCAATGCGCTTGCCGACAATGTCACAGCACAGGTGATAAGGGATGAGAAACGGAACTTGTTCCTGCATATCAACGAGACACCAATTGCCCAATGGTTCAAAGAGCAGTTTGGGTTAGGGCAAGAACAACGGAAAGGAATCAGACGCTAACATGGAATAGGTGGCAGAATACTATAACAAGCCCCCTTTCCTTCTTCTCAATTTGGTTTATATGCTTTTATTTTTCACTTTTTCCTTTGGAATGCCTGTTATTTGGGAAAGTTTTTGTAAATTTGCACCGTTGAACAATAATTTGTACGTGTATGAGTACTCAAACAATGCAAAAGGCCATAGCTGATTATTTCAAGACACAGCCCGTTTTGAAAGCATGGATTTTCGGGTCATATTCTCGTGGTGAACAGAGGCCGTGGAGCGACGTAGATATCCTTGTTCAGTATGACCGCCAGCAGCCAATCGGTTTGTTGAAAATTGCAGGAATGAAAGTTGATCTTGAAGACTTACTTAATTGTGAGGTTGATTTGGTAGAGGATGGAACATTGCGCCCATGGGCTGTAGAAAGCGTAAATAGAGATAGGAGACTAATATATGAGAGAGCATAGCAGAGACTACGGACGGCTGGAGGATATTCTGAAATATGCCCAAAATGTGGAAACAATTGTCAGTGGCATCACCTATGGCGAGTTTGTAAAAGATATACGCATATATTATTCCGTGATGAAAAATGTGGAGGTTATAGGTGAAGCAGCTAACATGTTAACACGCCATTTCCGAGAGACTTACACGGAGCTTCCTTGGCGACAAATAGTCAGTATGCGAAATGTTCTTGTTCATGGTTATGCACAAATATCCGATACAGACCTTTGGCAGACTGCCACAAATGATATCAAGCCTTTGCGTGAACAAGTGCAACGATATCTTGTAGAAATAGACTGGAGAAAGTGGAATCAAGGTGAAGACCCATATACGGAAATGGACAACGCGGCATATAAGCAAGCAGTGAATTCTGCCCGCAAGATGAAGGTAAAAGGTTATGCCATTGAGGACATTATCGATATTACAGGTCTGAGTATTGAAGAAATTGAGGCTTTATAATTAACAAGGCAAAATAATAAGAGAAGTAAGTTATGAAGAAATACGTATTGCTTTTAATCCTTTCTATTCTGATGTGCGATTTCGTCTATGCACAAAAATTGGAGAAGAATGGAACTGACAAGTTCACAAAGAAAGAATTAAAGGAAACTTCGAGAGAGACGCTTTGTAAAAAGGCTGTGGTGGGTAAAGGTGCCAATATGGTGCTTGTTAGATGTCAGAAAGTTGAAGAAACCATCAGCCTTATATTTGACCTTGGCACAACAGAAATAGAGAATTATGGTGCTGAGGATGGACTTACCTTGCTTCTTGACAATAACGAGGTAGTTAATGTCAAGGCTGACAAAGTTGGCCAGTCTGGTGTTTTTGAGCCTGTCAAAGTAATGGGACCAGGAACATGCCTGTTTAACATTACAAAGTCTCTTGGTTTAGAGGAGATTGAGAAGTTGAGTACTCATAGCATTGTTGCTGCTCGCATCAACTATGAAGGTGGAAATAAAGATTTCAGTGTAAAGAAAAAAGACCAGTCTTTGGTGATGAGTATGCTGAGATTGGTTAGGTGACAACCATATTACTCTTTACACAAAGTCCATCACATTGTCGACTATTTTATTTGAATGCAATGTATGCCCTTTATTAGGAATATTCTATTATAGCTTGATATAATTGTGTCGTGAAGTTGATAGTCCTTGACATCAACCTGTATTGGGTCTGATATAATAATGGCAAGCCAATATTCGCTAATGCTTTTGTTGTCTTCAATGTTCTTGTATTCTCTTAATTTCTCTTCTTTACCTCTAATGCAGTTTAGTAGCATGGTTTCGTCAATCTGACTGTA